ATCCGGATCGACGGCCCGGTAGCGACGACGCCTCCGAATCCCGTGTACCAGGTCGAGGTGATCTTCTGCTTCACTTTGTTCCCGTTCTGCCTGAGTCGAAATAAGCCTCCGACCATGTCGGCGGTGAACAGGTTCTGACTTGCTGTGAGCGTGATCGCGCCCGCCCTGGCGGAGGGAGTGACCGTGATCGTTGGGTCCGAGTTGTCCGAACGGTAGGGCCCATCGTCCCAGTCGATGTTCGTAAGCGTCCACGCTGTATGGCCGCTGCGCGTGAGCTTGCGCTGCGGGTTGTCCTCTTGAGCTAGGTAAAGAACGTCAGAGGACTGGCATGTCTTCAGTGACTCGAGCTGGGCCTCCAGGTATGGCGTGGAGATCTCGTACGGATTCTGACCGGAGAAGATCTGACCGCGGTTCATCAAGAATCTGAGGTACTGATCCCCCGCCTCGACGCAGTAGGCCTGGGTCGTGCTGAAAACGAACGGGAGCAGCCTCACCTGTTTGGTGCTGTCCTTGACCTCGGCGACAAACCGGAGCCCAGGTCTGGAGATAACCGGGCCCACATGGGAGACGATATAGTTGGTGATCTCCTTGGCTCCGTTGTTGTACCGAGCCACGTCGAACCGGCCGGCCATCTGCGGCGAAAGCTCTCCCGCGGTGAAGTTGGTGATCCCTGGCTGGATCTGTCTCGGGCTCATCTACGCGCCTCCTCCCAGTATCCGGTTCCCTGGTCAACCTGGCGATCGTTCTCCCGGGCGTTGATCAGGCGGGCCTCATGCAGGGAGTCCTGGTACTGGGCCCAGCATTCTTGCGTCTTGGCCTGGCTCCCGGTGAGATCCGCAGCGAAGGAAAAGGCCATCCTGTTGGCGAAGGCCCGGCAGAACAGCTCGTCGTAGGTCGTCGGATCAAGCTGGAGCCATACATACTCGAAGTTCGGGTTGGCGATGTTGGTGTAGAGCGAGGTCCCGCGGATGATAAACGGGTACTTGTCTTCCTGCTCGACCAGGCGCACGTAGTCGCTCGGGAGGTCGTAGGCGAAGTCCCATCCGAAGATCGGCTGATCGGCTGATAGGTTACTGCTGGAGAGGGATGCTTGCTTGGTGCAGAAGTTGTACGGGTACGCGCGGAGGACTTCCTTGAGGACTGGCTGGTAATGTCGGTCGATAAGCTCGACCAGCTTCCGGTCCTCATCGAGGCTTTGGATCTGAGTGGCCCCCAGTACGAGGGCCACCCGGTTGTAGATCTCGAGCAGAGTGGCCATGGTAAGAACCTCCAGGCGAGGGCCCGGCGGGCTCACCAGGCCCTCTGTGGCGAGAAATTAGGGAGCGGCGTAAACGACCTGGGTCGTCACGATCGAAGTGGTCACCGCGTTGTTGGCGCCGGCGACCTTGAGCTGCACGTCGGTATCGGCGGGGCACTCGTACTGGACCCCAGCCGGGTTGATTGCATTGGCGACTTTCCCGGTGCCGGTGGACGCTGCCGCGGACAGATAGCGGTCATCGTCCCCAGAATCCCCGAGCTGCAAGGTGGTGGATGCGGTCATGCCCGCGGTGCCGATGGTGATGGAGCAAAGCTCCGGAATGATGACCGCGCCCTTGGGAACGCGAGCCACCGAGATGGTGGATCCGACATCCGCGGCGACAGCGGTCCAGGTATCGGTGATCACGCGCAGCCTGGCTCCCCACTTGTTGCCCTGGACGAGCTGCGGAGGAGTGGCGGCGATCTTCGCAAAGTTAACGCCTTGAACTGCTACGACGGCCATGGTGGTGCTCCTTTACGGGTGGAGAGGCTCTTACCTCTCATTCTGAAACAATGAACATGGAGCGGAAAACCGCATCCGTAAGTTCGACTTCCTTCCCGTCGATCATCACAACCCACATGTTTGGCTCGAGGATCGTCCAGCCCACTCCCTCGGTGTAATAGCGCTCGATGTTGTAGCGAAAGCGCGCGTGGACCTCTTTGCGAGATCCGAAACCTACAGCTTCAGGTCGAGCTTGATAGATGCCCAGAGGATGCGGGTAGTCAGGCTGGTAGTCGAGAACCTCCCTAGTGGATACGTCGAGGGCGGGATCGCCCTTGTCCTCCTCTTCCGGAGGATCCTCCCGAGCGTCCATGCTGCCGAAGAGGGCTGCTGCCTCCTCTGGCTGAAGGTTCTCAGGTTCTGGAATCGAGATCTCCGGAGCCGGTTTTTTCCGCTTACCCATGACTCAAACCTCCTGTTCGTGCCAGGTCGCTATTACGCCTCGTAGCCCTCAACCCACACGCACTTCGTCTCTTCCATGCGCGTGGCGCCGATGCTCATGGCGTTGTAGACCTGAGTCGCGTAGTTCTTGTCAGCTCGCTCGGTGATACGGGCCTGACTCTCAGTGCCCACGCCGAGCAGAACGCCCCCGTCCGCCCACGCACACATGGTCCGGATGTTGCCGGCCTTGGGTAGACGGTTGCTCATCACAAACTTGAAGCCCAGGAAGGAGTCGATCTGCCCCTGGGCCAGGGCCTTTACCGTGTTGTAGTCGCTCGACTTGACTTCCGTCGTGTTCAGCAAATCACTGACCCCGTTCGCGGAGATCGCGAAGTACCGGGCCAGGCTGGGATCCACGTCCGCCTTGTCGAGGATGAGCTTTGCACTGAGGAGCTTGGCAACCGTCAGCACCCCGGTGCCGCCTTCAGTGATCTTGTTGCCACTGGGAAAGGTGACGGTCGTGCTGCCGTCCACGCCGGTGTAGGCGGTCCCCACAAAGGCGGCGATGATCTCGTCATCCATGGCCCGGCCGAAAGCGTAGGCGGCGCTCAGGGCGTATGGAGACGTGGGATCGATCAGCATCTTGACTTTGTCCAAGTTGTCAACCAAGTCCGCCCAGTCGTAATCAACCAGCGATACTCTGCGCCTGGAGTGCGGCGTTCCGACCAGCGGAGTGTCGCCGTGCCTGGAGGTGCGCTTCACTGCCGTGGTGCTGCCGATCTGGTCGAAGTACTCGTTGGTGCCGACGACCGGCTCCTCTCTCACATAAGGGCGCAGGACGCTGCCCTTCTGCTGGGAGAGAAGGTCCACGTTGCTCCTATACTGCTGGACAAATGCGGTAGTGATCTGGAAACTCATGGTGGGTGCTCCCCTCGAAAGTAGTGATATTCCACGACTCGCGAGAGGGTTGTCCTTGGTAGGATCCTCCCTGCAGTGACCGACTGCTGGCAGCGCTCGAGTAGGGCTCGATCGATTCCCCCGGGCCCTTTCGGGTTATCCGGACACGATGGAGGCGCCGGCTCCGGTCCTCACCCCTGATTATCGGAGCCGACGCCAATCATCCCGGGCAGGCTACTCCTTGCCGGCCTCCGGATGAACGTAACCATATAGCTCAGCCATCCTGCCCACTGCGGTCTTATGCTGCGGATGCCGCTTATCGAAGTACGCTTCGTGCAGCGGATGGCCCTTGTCGCCAGTGATCGCCTTGATCTCTCCCTGTGCCTCCTGTGGAGTCATTGCTCCAGCAGCTCCTGGACCAGGTCGGAGATCCAGGCTGTCCTCGGAGATCTTGCTGCCGATCTTGTTGAACAGCTTCATCGCCGCGGGAGCACCGATCGCCCCAACGATCGCGCTTAGCTCATCCTGAGTAGAGAAAGCTTTCGCCGCCTTCTCCGCGAGCTGCATCTGCTTGTCGTAAGCCGCTCCCCATTCCTGGCGCATCGCGGCCTCGTTGGCCGAGTCCCGCTCCTTTGCGTGACGGTCGATGATCTCCTCGCTCTGCTTCGAGAGCGTCATGTCCTGCGTGAGGTACTCCTCATAGATGCCCTTCGCCTGGGCAACGGACAAGTTGTGCTTGTGCGCTACGCCGCGCCACCAGTTCTCCTGGTCGGCGCCATATTTAAATGGCGCACCGTCCGCGAGCTGGAGGTGGTACTTGTCCGCGCTCTCGGGTTTCCCTAGCTGCCGATAAAAATGGTCCAGCTCTTCCTGGGTTGCACCTTCCCGGGGGAGCAGGACTCCCTTGCGGCCGATAAGTCCTTGGGCTTCCTTGTGGCTCTTAGCCAGGTCGGCCACTGATTTGAAGTTTGAGAAGACCGGGTCGTCTCGGTACTCGGCCGGCAGCGAGCTTCTAAAATCTCCAGCATCACCAGCTCCTGCTGCTCCCGCGCCCTCTGCGCCAGCTCCCTGGCCCGCAGCCGCTCCAGCTCCTGCTGCCGCACCAGCAGCAGCCCCTTGACTGCCGCCATCACCACTTGCGCCTTGAGAAGTCCCAGCACCTGTCCCTCCTTCATCTGGTCCGCGCATGATCGCCATAAGCTCCCTGAAGCTCATCCCTGTTCCTCCTTTGCCGTAGGTTGGAGTTGGATCCCGAGAGGCTTCGTGAGCTGCCTCTCGATCTCTTTGATGATGGACCGCCTCCCTTCGCGGAAGGCCAGGTCCATTGCGCTCATTTGGTACTCGTAAGAAGACTGAGAGTCAAAACACAAATAGCGCAAATGCTCGAGAACCTTTATGCCCTGCTCAGAGGAGAAGGCGATGCGGTAGTCGATCGCGAGCTGACGGACCATCTGCTCCTGGGTTGGGCCTTCGTTTAACTCAGTTTCGATCATTGCACCATCCCCCCTTCTGCGCCGCCCTGGCCAGGCATCATCCCTTCTACGCCCTCCTTGATCTGGCCAGGCGTAATCCCTCCGCCGGCTTCCTTGTCGATCAGGCCGGCGTCAGAGGCCTGCTTGAGTCCCTGCGCCATTCGCATAGCATCCATCTTCTGCCGTTCCTCCGCCAGGGCCTGCTTCTTGGCCTCGCGGATCCGGTCCCGCAGATCGGGGTCCAGAAGCCACTCCGCGGGCATCCCACTGTCGAGGCAGACATCACAGAAAATCTTGTCGGTGTCCAGGTTATCGAGCACGTCCGGTTTCGCCTGGATGAGCGGGCCCGTATTGGTCAGTGCTCGCATGAAAGATCCGGCGCGCTGCAGTCGCTGCCCCATCATAAGCACCGAGTCGTATTGGACCTCGATCTTGCTGCCAGGGTTAGCTCTGGCCCACTCCCCAATGATCTGCGGGATGGGCGGAAACTTACCGGCCGACAAGGTGATCGAGAAGATCCGGTCGATCGCCGGGTCGAACAGCTCATAGAACATGCGCCCGCCGACAGGGCCCAGGATCCGCGCCTGGTCCTGGTAGCGCTGCACGACCTCTGTCGCGGTCATGTTCGGGTTGATCGGGAGCTGCAGGAGATCCCCATGAAACGCCGACGTGATCGCCTGGCGTTTGTCTTGCTCGAACTCGACAACAAACGGGAGCGCCTGCGAGACAGGCATCGACTCGATCCGCGCTTGCATCTGCCTATTGTAGAAGTTGAGCGCGTTCGGGTTCACCTTGATCGGGAGCATGAACCCATCGTCTGGGACCATGAGAGGCGGTTCTCCGATCCTCTGGCCGGCCTTTCGATTGCTCCTGACCATGGCGTTGAGCTGCTTGGTGTCCGCCAGGGCGAGCATGGCGTTGCTGCGCCCGTACATCTCCCCCGTCTGCTTCTGTAGCCGCGGGACGCACCAGGGAAAGTCGAGATAGCCGCTCTCCTGCAGAAGATGGTGTCCCGTGACCTCGAGGGCGTAGCTCGCGAAAGGCATGTTCTGAGAGTCCATCTTCCGCGGATCGTAGATCGGCCTGGGCTCGACGCACTGCAGGACAAAGGCTGTTTCGTCTGGCCTCCGCTCGAACAGCTCTCGGGTCTTGTCGGAAACTGCGTTGAGGCCGTACTTGTCCACGATCTGACGGTGAGTCATGGACCGCTTAAGGAAAACCGTGTCCACCTTGCCGGCGTGACTCTCGGCAACGACGACGTCGAACGCTAAAAACGTGGTGAAACGGAAGACCGTGGTCGGATCCTCCTCGATGTAGAGCGGAGCCGTGCCGAACAGGCCCAGGTCGTGACATGCCTGGTTGAACTCCATGGCGAAGTTGCTGTTGTTCAGGAGCATGTGCAGCGTCTCCGCGCACTCCTCGAGCCACGTTTTCACCTCATAGCGGCGCATGAGGGCCCGGTCTGGTATGTGGAGAGAAAACATTTTCCCGCCAGGATTCGCCAGCAGGCTGTGGATTGCGTTTGCGAACTTCAGCAGCTCGTAACAGCCGTGCGAGTCGAAGATATGCTCCGTTCCCTTGGATCCCTGGACTTGCTCGCCGGCGCGCCACTGCCTCCACGGCAGATAGAACTGGGCCAGCTCCCTCCAGAGGTTCACGAAGTTGGATCGCTTCGCGTCCAGGTCGTCGTACCGGCGGATCTTCTTTCCGATGTCCTCCTTACTCAGTGGCATCTCATTCCCCCAGTGCGGACTTGATTTTGACCGGAGCAGTCGAAGCGGTATATCCGACTCCAGCGTTGGTCTGCGTTGCCTCTGCTCCCTTCGCTTTCATTGCAATGATTCTCTGCTGTTCCCTGGCCGTCTCGACCTCCTTGGGCTCCACCGGCATGGATTTTACCGGAGGAGGAGGGCTCGGAGCTTTTGGTCCTCCCATTGGCGCACTCCTTCATTCGATGGCCTCTCGATGCCTTGAGAGGTGTTCTGTTCGCTTCTGTCGGATCTTCCCATCCTTGCCCATGATGACCGCGATGCCATAGCCGAACGCGTCTCCTGGATGGCTGTGGATGTTCTTGATCGGCTCATTCCGCAGGACTCTCCCGCTCGGATCGACGTGATAGTGCCAGCCGCCGCGAAGGGCCCGGTGGAGCTTCCCTTCATGCCGAGAGAGGTGGACCATTGGGTATCCGTCAACCAGGTGGTTGAGTCCCTCCGCGACCGCCTCTCTGCGGGTATACCAGTCCACTGGGCCCGGCTCGAAGAAACCGCCCAGCTCGTCTTCGATCACCATAGCCGCCCTCTGCTCCGAATCACTCTGCTCCCTCTGGTTGAGAGCGGGATCCCCGATGTCTCTCCAGCTCGGGATCCGCGCTTCCTTGTACCGATAGCTCTCAAGCATGGGTCGCACCTCCTGCCTGATGAGCTGCCGCATTCCGATGTTCTCGCCCACGAACGAATCCAGGATGATGACGCGCCCCCTGGGCGTGATCTGGGCGAGGATGCACGTAGGGTTCAAGCCTCCGTCCCAGAAGCGGAGGCCCGGGCATCCAGGGATCGGATCCAGCTTCCGGTCACTCCTGTGGATGCTCTCGTTGTAGTTGGGGCTCACAGCCTTGCCGGCCTGGACAAAGGCGAACTGGCCCCCCACATAGCGCATCATCAGGCCCGGGTTGTTCTGGAAAGCGAGCTTCGTCATGTCCCTGGAGGTCTGGGACTGGTGGACGTTCTCCCCGTAGGGGATGTTGTAGACGCGGATCCTGATCCTCGGGAACTGCGGGTTCGGAAACCGTGGGTTCTCGATCAGCTCATGGAAGGTCCAGTGCTCCTCGTCCGCCGGGTTCATGGTGATCTGGAGCCGCGGCTGGAGCCCAAGGGCCTCGAACTCCGTTGAGAGCGCTCGAGCCACGCGGGAGAGGCAGGCATTGTACACGTCCAGGGAAAGGCCGGCGTTTGCCGACTCGATCATGGGCGCCGGCTCCTCCAGCCAGATCCAGGCGTACTCCGCTCCCTGGATGCGCGTGAGGCTAGCCAGGTCGTCCATCCCAAACAGATCGATCGCGAGCGTCCCGTCCACGCACTCCAACCGTTTGAAGTCGTTCTTCCACTGCAGCATCGTGCCTTCGCCCAACTTGTTCGAGGCCTTCTGAACGCTGGGCACGGTCATGCGCTTGATGTTGGCGTGGCTGTCGCGAACGATGGCCCCCGGCAGCGGTTGCCCGGTCTTCTCCTTCCAGGCTCTGCCGGCCAGGATCATGGCGATCGCGCCGGCCCACGTCTTCCCTTCGCCCTGGGGACCGATGAGAGCAGCCACCTGGGCGTTCGTGCGGAGGAAAGCGTCCTGGGTTGGAGTCGGCCAAAGGTGCA